ATGCCATCTGTTACAGAGCTTTTCTATTCTGTTGGCGGACATAAAGCAGATAAACATCTCCGCCCTGAAGAGCTTTCTGCCGTGGAGACAGGTATCAAATATACGCTGAATGGTATCTCTGCCAAGGCAAGTGTCTACTGGAATCATCATAAAAACCTTATTGACTGGATCAATGACGGGACGTTAGACGCAAACGGTGCTGTCCTTTGGAAAAGCGTAAACTTTGGAAACATCAACGACTTCGGTGTTGAAACGGCTCTTGATTTCGAGTTTCAGCAAATGTTCCCTTCGATGCGCACTTTGAAAAAGTTCAGTCTTGCATACAACTATATCCATCAGAACAAGGGTGAACAGGCAGGTATTGTGAGCCAATATGCTTTGGAATATCTGAAGAACAAGCTTGTTGCGAACCTTCAGTTAAACATCTATAAACACTTGGACTTGGGTATCTATTACCGATTCTTACACCGAATGGGTAGCTATCCTGATGCTTCCAATCAGCGACATGAGTATGCCAGCTATGGTATCGTAGACAGTCGACTCAGTTGGACAGCACAGAAATGGTCTGCATATGTCGAAGCTAATAACCTTCTCAACAAGCATTATGTTGATTATGGTAATGTTCCACAACCAGGAGTATGGATTGTTACAGGCGTAAACATCAATTTATAACGGGGAGTTTATATCTCGATATTTAAGTTTACACGGGGAGTTAGAACTTGTTCTGACTCCCCGTACTTTTAACTTGACATAGACTTTATGTAAAATAAAATCACATTCGTAAAACGAAAGGGGCTCTTTTGCATTGTAAAAGGGCATCTTTTACCATGTAAAAGGGCGTCTTTTGCACTTCAAAAGGGCACCTTTTACAACGCAAAAGGGCACCTTTTACAAGCCACCTTGTAACCTATTGATTATCTGATGGTTACAAAGCCCATTTTTATCCAAACTCTTCAAGACAGCCATCTATCTTCAATTTTATTTGTAAAGATAGTTCCAACATCTATCAATCTTAAACACGAATGTTGCATTCATACCCAAGGAATCGTTCCTGACACGCTCCTCTATATCTGAAATAACCTATTCCTCCAATCAATGAGGACATCACCTCCTACAGAAGAATTGCCATAAAGACTTCCAAAACAGCTACTAAGAAAAGAAAACGAACATACTATTAGATAATACAAGTGTGTATGACCTGAAACTAAACATAAAAGAAAAAAGCTAAACAAAGGGCAAAACTCTCTATTTAGCTTCTTATTTCTTCGTCGGGATGACCAGATTTCAGATGCTCATTTCATTTTTCTAACTAACTGATATCCAATAGGGCTCTTTTATATTTTTGGTTAAATTTCACCGAGTTTTCGCCGACAAGATGATTTTTGCACTTCCTTGTAAATCAAATATTTGAGAGAAATCTTTACCCATTTATTTGTCTATATATACCGTAAAATCACTCAATTGTTATTATTGAATACATCCTAATTAGACAATATTGACTACTTTTTTAGCAGGATCTTCTGGCACATTCTCAACGAGCTTTGCAGTAAGACGATCAATCGTTCTCTGCTGGTTTTCTATGGTTTTTTGCTGCATAGAAATAACAGAATACAGCTTATCTGTATCTGTCCCATCTTCTTTCTTCAGCCCCATTATCAACCAGTTAGCATCAATATTCTCAAAACTGGTTAAAATTTTAACTATCGTTTCATAGTTAGGCAAATTTCGACCTGACACAATATTGTTAGCAGAAGTCCAAGGAATATTTAACTTCCGTGCAAACGTGTTGACAGAGTGCCCTTCTTTGTTCATTAACTGAACGATACGAGTAGTAATAGTTTCTTCTTCCATTTTGTTATTTTTAAGAAATGAGAGAAATAATCTCTCATTTATTTGTTTATTTCAAATAATTGTTAGAACTTTGCGTTACGAAAATATTTATGCGTCACGAAAATAGAAAAAATATATTGAGGATGCAATGAAATTAATTAAAAAATAATAGAATGAAATTTAAAGACTACATGACATCTCTTCCTAATCAGCGGAATGAAATGATTTCAGAATTAACAAAACTATGCAGGGTTAGTGAAAGTACAGTGTACAGGTGGATGAGAGGCGACTTTAATCCAGATCCATTGAAGAGGAAGATAATCTCAGACTATCTTAATATGCCCGAACGAGATCTTTGGCCCGATGCATAAAGAGTGTCTATATTGCGAGTCTCATCGCATGTGCATAAATGGAGTCTACTGTAACTTACTTAAGAAGTATGTTCAGTATTCGGTAGAAAAAGAATGTAAAACAAATAAAACAATCTTATGAGAACAAAAGACTTTGAAAAAGCAATTGACGCATTAAACTTAGGTATAGTTATCGACGAGATGAAGTTACGTCATTCTAATGTTCGTCAAGTAACTGGTCACCTTGAGAACGAAGGTATTATTTGGAATGAGAAGGGAAAAGCTTTCTCTACTACGTTTGAAAGAAGAGAAAGTAAAGATAATGGTGAATTAGTAGGAGTATTAGGTAAATCTCTGGAGAGGAATAGTTTTTATGACCTTAAATTTGACCGACTATGATAAGAATGCAAAAAGTAATCAGTCTGGAATACTATAAAATCTAAGAAAATTATGTTTATAGATAAAGATAACTGGGGTAACTTCTCTATCCAAGATCTGTCAGAACGAGAACTTCGACTATTATACGAAGCCCTTAAAGTATATGCTCAAAATCAATTTGGACATATCCATCCCACAGATAATATAATGATTATGCGGTTTGATAGTGAGTATATAGCTATATGTTTGCAAGGGAAAAACTTACCAGAAATGGTTTGATTTAATATATATATAAATATGATATACGGATATTTAAGAGTATCTTCTGATGAACAAGATGTAAATTCTCAGAAACAAGGGGTTGAGTCATTTTGTATGAAAAACGGATGGGTTATAGATAAATTTATTACTGATGAGGGTGTTAGTGGTGGCAAAGACCCTGATAAGAGAAATTTAGGACCACTTCTTAAGCTGGTCCAAAAAGGCGATAAAATTGTTTGTTCTGAGATTTCTCGACTTGGACGTGATCTATATATGGTAATGGATATTCTTCACTTTTGTATGGAGAAAGAATGTGTTATATATACAGTAAAAGATAAGTTTGTCCTTGGCGATGATATAAGTAGCAAGGTCCTCGCCTTTGCTTTTGGTTTGTCTGCTGAGATAGAAAGACAGATGATTAGACAGAGAACTAAGGAGGGATTGCGTCTCAGAATGAAGATGGGTGTGTTGCTTGGTCGTCCTATCGGGCGATGTAATTCTGAGGAAGCGCAGAAGTTTGGAGCGTGGAAAGACAAGCTAAAGCAGATGGTTGAATGGCAGATGAGTCCACGTCAGATAGCTGCTGTTATTGGATGTGATAGGAATACCGTCTCACGGCTTATCCAACGGTGGGGATATTCTAAGATGTGGAAATATAAGTCAGATTGGGCAAAATCTGAAGATAAAGAACGAGGACGTAAAAGAGTTCCTACTTATAAGGATGGTGATTATGCTATTGTTGAATTAGATAGAGATAAGGTTGTTTCTCTTATTAAGGCGGACTTAACGATTCCGCAAATAACGGATGCGATGCCTAACTTTACGTACGAGCAAATTTATGATACTATTTTGTGTGATAGCGAGTACAACGCATTGTATAGGAAACACGGACAATTAAAGGTGAAAAAATGGAAACGTTAAGAGACTTATGGAATAAAACGTGCATGTCGGCGAATATCCCAGCAATAAGTATGGATACATGTGCGAGAATTCTTGCAGTTGTATACGTACATGGTAATAACGAATCTCTTGTTTATAACAAGTCTTTCCTTTCGGATTTACAATATATAAAAGAAAAATTCAGACTGCAAGGGGGAGAAATTCCCGATGCTGATTTTTGCGAGTTAATAAAAAAATATGTGGCTAAACTTGAAAATTACATGGAAGATCATAAAAGTGATAATTCTGTGATATTCAAATCAGACATACCCAATTGGGCTGTTGAGCTTTTTTATGATAGGTATAAGATTAAATTAATAAATTAATCTTTCGAAGAAATATTCAAACTAAAAGTCGTAAAATTATGAAAGCTGCTAATAAACGGTGGACAGAAGAAGATGCTACCTTTGTCAAGAACAATCTTGGTAAACTGTCATTTGAACAGATGGGAAGAGCATTAAACAGAAGTGCTATGTCGGTTCGCCTCTTTGTTTTGAGAAACCGCCTTACGGTTGGGTTACAAGTCAAACGCAATATCCTTATGGAGATGTTGAAGATAAAATTCCGCCACCCTGAAGACTTTACTCCCACAAGGGCCTTTTATAAAGAAACAGGAATTAATCAGCGTCGCTGGTGGGACTTATACTATGGACGAAAGCCTATAACTGGCAAGGAATATGCTGCAGTGGCAGATTATTTAGGCGTCACCATCCAGGAGGCGTTCGACTCGCGTCAATTAAATCTATTCGAAGAAAATAAGGGATAAGAAATATGATAGATAAGAATTTCATTGAAAAGGTAAAATCATCTCTGAACATTGTAAATGTAATAGAAACTTTTACCCACTTGCACAAGACAGGTGCGAATTATAAGGGCGTATGCCCCTTTCATGACGATCACTCTCCATCAATGGTGGCCAGCCCATCAAGGCAGACTTATCACTGCTTCGTATGTGGAGCGAGTGGAGATGTCATCTCCTTTGTTCAGAATCATTTGAACATTAGCTTCATGGAAGCACTCCGATGGTGTGCGAATCAAGCAGGCATCGAGTTCCCTACCAAGGAACTATCTCCAGAGGAAGAAGCAGCTTATAAGAGAATGGAGGCGCAGCGCATTGCTATTGACGCTGCTGCTAAGTTCTTTCAAAAAAACCTCGGGCAAGCGGAGAGCTTCCTCGCATCACGTGGATATAGCCTTTCAGACAAAGCGTTGACTGACTTCGGTGTCGGTTATGCCCCTATGGGTAACCTTGCTCTTGCTGAGCTGTCAAATGGAGGTTACTCACAAGAACTATTACAAGAGGTTGATGTCCTTGGGAATAGCGAAGGTCGCTTATACGACAGGTTCCGTGACCGCTTAATGTTTCCTTTCTACGACATGCAAGGTCATATCATAGGATTCTCAGGTCGAATCGTGACTCCAAACGATAAGACTGGTAAGTATGTAAACACAGGCGAAACGCCTCTATTCACGAAAGGTAAGCACATCTTCGGATTATACCAGGCACGCAAGAGTATAGGAAAGACAGGCTTCGCCTATCTTGTCGAAGGTCAGTTTGACGTAATGTCTCTGCATAAGGTAGGTGTCGAGAATGTTGTAGGTGGAAGCGGTACGGCCTTCACTGATGATCAAGTGAAGCTACTGCTACGCTTCACAGATGATATCATCATGATCTACGACGCAGACCCTGCAGGTATCAAGGCTTCGTTAAAAAACTGTGAACTGCTTTTGAAAGCTGGAGCAAAAGTGCGTTGTATCCGCCTCGAGAAAGGCATGGACCCAGACGAGTTCGCTAAAGCAAATGGCAGCCTCACAAGTAAAAAGCTGAAGGAGCTAACAGAGCCTTTCCCAAAGGCATTCAAGCGCATGCTCCTTCCACGAGGCTGTAAGGATGAAACCGTTGTCGCAGACTGCTTGAACTCCATCTGCACCCTCGTAGCGTGTGTACAAGACTCTGTTCTTCGCTTGGAATATATCAAATCAATTGCAGAAGATTTTCGAAGCAAAATCGGACTCATCGATAGTAAGGTGCGAAGCATTCGTACCCAATTAAAGGAGACTATCTCAAAAACAAATACACAGACTGGCATCTTCGGCGTCGATGCGTTGAAAGAAAACCTTGAAAGTGACCGTCCTGCAATTATCACTTCTGTTATGCAGGATTTCCTCGATGGGTATGGAGAAGAACCTATCATATATGTATCTGGACGCCCATCAACGAATGATATTCTAGAATTACGACGTGTCTACTGCTATTTTGTATCCTCTGAGACTGGTTGTGATATTACTGATGATGGCGACGAAAACAATTACCTGCATACACTTGCGGAGATGTATCGTGCAGGTATCAAGATAGAGATGACCTTCAGCGATAGTACTGGTTCGTTCCTTGACTATTATATAGCGTTGCACGGTAAGTTCTTTGAAAACTTCAATGGAGATCGAGTTCCTCTTGTATCACGTTGTATCGAACTAACATCTTACGCTGACGATACTGTTATAACTATAAACAGAAATCACTACTGTTCTTTACTCAAGCTAACCAAGGGTCAGTTTGACGAAATAAGAAAACCATTCGTTCTCAAGCGTAAGTCTGCAATGAAGGTGAGTATGCAAGCAGATAACCTCGATGACGAAGAATTCGATGTAAACGAGCCTCCAGACTATGTACAAGAGAACGAAGAGTACAAGAGGATGTGGAAAGAGAGTGGCTATTACCCACGACTCAACAAGAAGAGCGAACCAGTGTGCTACATGTTCCGCAACAAGAATGGTAATGGTATGACACAAGTTGCGGACTTTTTCATGACACCTTTGCTCCATATCTTCTCTGATGATTTCGAACAAAATAAGCGTGTGCTGCGCATCAATCGTAGATATTACGAGACACCTATATATATAGAAATACCTTCTAAAGCGATGCTGAAGATGTCCTCTATCGAGGAGGTGTTAATCAACTACGAAGCCGTGAACTTCAATGGTGAAGAGTGGCAATGGAAGGCAATCAAAACATATATGAGTCGCCACTTCGTAATGTGTTCGGAAGTGAAAACCTACGGTAATCAGCAGAGCGAAGGTATGAGTCGAAAGACAGATGAACAGTTCTTTGCCTTTGCCAATGGTATTTTTCATAATGTCGACGGACAGTGGGTGTTCGATCCTGTAAACGAGCTGGGTGTGGTTACACATAATAAGAACAATTACTACCTTCCTGCTTTTTCAACTATCTATGCAGGTAGTGGTAAGCTATCAGATAAGTACGAACTTATAAGTCAGCTCGTATACAAGGAGGTGCCTGCCGAGAAAAAGGTTAGCTTCGAAAAGTGGGCGTCGTTAATGGACCAGGTATATAAGATTAACGACAATGGTAAGTGGGCTTTGGTTTTTGCTATAATGTGTGCCTTCAGAAGCAACATTCACTGCATCGATAGACTCTTTACTGCTCCATTTTTCATGGGTCCAATGTCATCAGGTAAGACACAGATAGCGATATCAATTCGCTCGCTGTTCATTTCTCCTAATATACCTATCTTCAACCTTAACACTGGTACCGATGCTGCGATGTCTACCATTATGGGTACATTTAAAGATGTCCCCGTTGTGCTTGACGAATACAACAACAAGGATATAAGCGATACAAAGTTCCAAGCTCTGAAAGGTATAGTATATGACGGTGACGGTAAGCAAAAGAGGAAAGGTACCTCTGGACGAGAGATTGAAAACGATAAGGTGTTTGCCCCTGTAATCATCTGCGGTCAAGAGACACCACAGCGTGATGATAACGCACTTATGAGCCGTGTGATTGTCTGCGAGGTGCCAAAGCCTCGAAATCGCACACCAGAAGAAGTGCGCCTCTTCGAGGAACTAAAGACTATTGAAGATCCAAATAAGATAGGTCTTTCAAACGTACTCCTTCAAATCCTGGAACTTCGTCCTATGTTTATGGATCATTTCAGAAGCCTTAAGCAAGAAGCGTATAACGAACTAAAGCAAGACCTCATCAACTCTGGTGAGATGGACCGCTTGATGAAGACAGCATCCCTCTTCTTGGGAACTGTCAAACTGATAGAGCGATACTCTAACCTTCGTCTACCGTTTACCTACGATGAGTTCTTCAAGATTGTTCAAGAAAAGGTACAATTCCAGTTATCACTCATTCGCAGCACGGATAAGCTCGCAATGTTCTTCACTGCAATGAACAACATGATTGATACAAGGAATATCCTTGAGGGTCGTGAGTTTCTCATCGAGCAGCCCAAGAAGGTTACGGGCAAAGACTCCCGTGGTGACTCTAAGACCTTCACCTTCGAAGCAGGTACGAATGTCATGTTCCTTCGCTTGAGTGCGGTGTTCAGCATATTCGATAGAAGCGGATATAACAATGAGAACAGTACACTCTCTACTATAGAGCAGAACCTGCGCAGTCACTCCTCTTATATTGGAACTGTCTCTTCAAGACGGTTCACATGGGAGGAAACTGTAGACGATGCAGACCTTCGTGATGGAAGCATGGTTAAGCTACGAAAGCAAAAGAGCACTTCTACAAGTGCTATCATTATAGATTACGACAAATTTGTTGAGTCCTATAATATAGACTTCAGGAGAGACTTTTCTGAAGACGCTAACAACAACAGCAAGTCTGTCGAGACCAAGGTAACTAACACAACTGAAGAACCACTGAAAAAACCGCTTTCGCAAGACTTGCCTTTTGAGCCGTCAGGCGAAAGTGTAGAACCTTTTTTATGAAGGTATCATTCTTATCTCTTGGAGCCGTGCCAGTTCGGATGAATAGGCACGGCTCTTTTTCTATCTATCTAATTCACATTCTTTCTTACATTTTAAACGGCTAAAGCTGACGAAAAATCCCCCACACCCCCAATTTTCGGAAGAAACCTCGAAAACATGACTTTTGAAAATAAAATTTCAGAAAAACACCGTCCTACAATCCTACAATCCTACAAATTGTTTTTCTTTTCAAACTTATAATATACATATATATCTATAAATCAAATAGTTATATTATTATTATAGAAAATATGATTTAATGATTTATTTGTAGGATTGTAGGACGTTGTAGGAAATAGGATTTTTCGTGTTTTTCTCTATTTTGGATTCGTCGTCCTACAAAATATGTGTTTTTATAGGATTGTAGGACGACAAAATAGGGTGAAATAATAAAACTTTTGAGTGATAATATTTTGTTATCTTATTGATAATCTGTAACTTTGCGTTAATTAAGTCTAAATTTGTAGGAATGTAGGACGGTAGGATGCTAAAAACCGAAAAAAGATATGGAGCAAAAAAAATGGGCAATGAAACGAGTTGTCACAATTCAAATTGAACAGTATCTCGCAGAGTATATCTGCGCAAAATACAGGAAGGATGCTACGACAGGTGGAGTAAAGATTCCTAACACTACTGACTTATATTTCTGTGTGTGGGAGAATATGTCCAAGCAGCGCATTAATCAACCTGATGTCATTGATGGAAACCTTCGCATCCACCTACCTTCTCGCAGGGCTGGAGTCATATCCAGTCCTTGGAAAAATCCTGCTTACTATAACTATCTCTCTCCAGCAGCTGCTAAGGAGATAGAAGCCCAGATACGACGAATGTTCAACTTCGAGCTCCACCGTGTGCTGTTGGAGAATGAAGAATTCGGACGTCAGCGTAGGAACCTCGATGTTATCTATGACTTCATTCATAGCTATCAATTGAAGTCTATATCTTCGGATGCTCTCTTGAAGAATTACTACCGCTTCCGAAATCGCCTAAGACCTAAGAAGGTTCGTAAGTATCAAAAAGTTGTGTAGTCTTAACATCTTTTAATACATACGCAATTATAGTTTTTGTCACTCAAAAGTTATATAATATGTTAGAATTTTTAAACACCGTACAAGTTACCCTCGTAAATCAAGTCAGAGATGAACTGAAGAAAGTGTATGATTTCATTGCAGATACATTTTCATATATACCACAACTTACTGACAATGAAGCTGGTAATTATTGGAACTGCGATAAAACCATAGTAATAGACTTACCCGACGAAGAAACTCGCAGGATCTTCGCAATAGAGAGGAGTGCTATTGTTACAATCAAAACATCTGATAGGAAAACTCATCGTATCGGTACATCAGATATTCCTGCACGAGTTCAGATTTCTTCAAATTTGAACTCCGCAAACCTCATAATCAAGTGTAAAATGCTCACAGACCCCCTTCTGTAGGTCTTTTGTCTACACCTTATTATATAGTAAATTCGCATCAAAAATAGTTTTGATGAAAGAATTACAGTCTCTACTTGTCTCAGGAAAGCCTCTATTCATTACCATTGACGGATTTCGACAGGCCATGTTAACGGCCTTTCCGCTTAGTGGTAAAGCACCTGATAAACCTGAGATAAAATCATCGTTCGGTATGACGAAAGATGAAATGCTTGCTTACCTTGACACCCATAGTTGGTATCAACTTGAGTCACATCTTGCTCTCTTGGATATTCAGAAGGTAACGAATCAAGAAAACACCGCTCCTATTACACTTACTGATGAGTTCAGTGATGATCAGCTGCCTGATAACAGTATTGCTTATCATCGTGTATTCGGTACTGTTATGTCTGATTCGTATTACTACTTCTCAAGCAAGCAACTTCAATCAGACCTTCTCGCAGCGGAAGCCAATCCGCAAATCTCTTGTCACTTCCTTCACATCAACTCACCAGGTGGTGAAGCGTGGTACCTCGACCGCTTAAGCGAAACACTACGCAGCTGCGAGAAACCTATCCTCACCTTTTATGAACAGATGTGTTGCTCAGCTGGATATTACATCGGATGCCACGGTCAGCGTATCTACGCTATGACACAGAATGACTATGTAGGTTGCATCGGAACTATGTGCAGCTTCTACGATTTCGAAGAATACTTTGCGAAGCTCGGTATTAAGAAGGTAGAAGCAAAAGCAACTAAGTCTGACTTGAAGAACAAAGTCTTCGATGATCTTCGTCAAGGTAAGGATGAGCAATTTGTGAAAGACATCCTCGACCCAATGAATGTACAGTTCTTATCAGAGGTGCGTTCACAGCGTAGTAAAATTGCAGACCTTCCTGATGATGCTCCAGTCTTACGTGGTGAGACCTTCTATACTCCTCAAGCCGTGGAACTCGGTCTTACGGATGGTAGTAAGACGATGGTAGAAGCAATCGCCGAAGCATCAACGATGGGCCGTGAATATTCTGAGGCAAAGCAACTGAAGACTGCCATTTACAATATATAATGTATTTATTTTAATTTTTAGTTATTTATGAATCTAAAAGAACGATTAATGAGTGTCATCGAGCTTCTTGGCTTTAAGCAGAAATTCGAAGACAAAAGCCTGACAAAGGATGAGTTTAACTCACTCGTTGCAGAGTATCAAAAAAAGTACCAGAGTACGCTTACTGATGATATCGCATCCGAGCAAGCTGCCCAGCAGAGTGCTCAGCAGGCGGATGAGTTTCAGAAGACACTGAACACTATTCAGGCTGTTCTGAATGGTGGTGAACCTTCAGCAGCAGCTGATAATAACGGTACAGAGCCTTCTGCACAGCAGAGTAATGCCACTCTTGAAGGTATCCTCGATGGAATCAAGGGTATGCGTGCAGACATTCAGGAAATAGGCTCTAAGCCTGCACCTGATGTGCCTGCGCAAACAGTAAATACTATTCCTCTGAGTGTTAATGGTTTTGCTAACACAACAGACTACCTCTTCGGTGTTGAGCATCCATTCTTCTCAATGAAGAACCGTTGGAATAAGATTGCAGCTAACCCACGAGCAGCAGCAGCTCTTCCTGAAGTTGACGAGCAAGTAGATGGTGCTGCCTTCTATAAGGAGGTCCGCAATTATGCTAATTCTTTAAAGAATCGCTATCAGTACCTTCAGCAGAACAAGATGCTTGATGCAGCTGCGCTTGCAAAGGGTACTTACGCTACGAACTACGATGGAGTAGATAACGCAGGACTTGGCGATCAGTTCGTTGTTCTTCGTCAGGATGCCCTCATCGCACGTGTTCTACAGGTGCGCGATCTTACTCAGTTCTTCCCAGTCGCTTACGGTTATCAAGACCGTGGTCTTGTTTTCAACGCCTTCTTCGATGAGGTTTCTCAGGCTTACCAGTCTGGTGAGGTCTTCAAGGGCGGTATGAAGATTGAGAACCACTATGGTTACGTTGACGACGCTATGATCAAGATGGAATGGGGACCAATGAAAGAAATCGAGCGTAAGTATATTGGTTACCTCAATAAGGAAGGTTCTGACCCGATCAAGTGGTCTATGATCGAGTACCAGTTACTCAATACCCTCCGTGCTGCACAGGTTGAGCAGAACAAACGCCGTATGCGTGGTATCTACGTGAAGCCTGATAAGGGTGTTGCAGGTAGCTACCTCAATGCTGCTACTGGTATTCTCTACACCTTGCTGCGTTATGTTCATCAGTACGACATCAAGCCACACGATGAGAGTACATATCGCACCTACACACAGGCAACCTTCCTCCCAGCTGTTCAGGAGTTCATTGCTGATGTTCGTGCCTCTATCACAGAGGATATGGACCTCGACAACCACGTTGTTTACTTGAACAAGAACCATCAAGCATGGTGGATTAAGAACGTTCGTTCTACCTATGGTAAGGATACAGACTTTACTGGACCTATGGGTGCGTTGAGCGTGGTACCAGACACTACAATGCGCATCATTTGGTTGCCATACCTTGGTCAGACACCATTCATGATGCTTCACGAACCAGGCAATATCCAGTTCCTTGAGTTTGTTCCTGGTGAGATGCTCTCTGTGAAGATGCAAGAAAACATGGAGCAGGTTCGTGCTTGGAGCGTGTGGAAAGAAGGTACTTCTGCTTCATTCACTGGTCGTCGCTTCGCCACTAAGGAGGAGATGGATAAGAACAACTACGAGTGGCAGCAGATCTTCATCAACCTCTTTGCTGCAACTATTACCGATAAGGTGGATGGTAACAACGGCTTCTGGCAAATCACCGACAACACAACAACACTGACAACTATCACCGACATCGAGAATGCGAAGGCTGGTGTAGCTTACTGTATTGAGTGCGGTGATAAAACTAAGTTGCCAAAGATTACCAAATCTGGTAAGTTCGATAGCATCACTGATGCCTTCACTGCCACAGTTGTAGGCGACTACATCATGGTAATTCTCGGTGCTGATAACAAGTTCCGTGAGTTGGAGCGTTGCGTCGGTGGCAAGCGCACCATCAACAAGGAGTTGCAGCCTAACGTACCAGGTGCTCGATAGATGAATGACTAAGGAACTGGGAGGAGAGCCATTGGAATTAAATGCTCGGGACGGCTTGACCTCTTCAGTTCCTTTCTTTAATCAATAATTATCATTAATAGAAATAGAAATGAAAAAGCCCAATCTTCAGAAACGCTATCGTGCGTATAATCCTTTGAAAGGATTTAACTACGCAAATCGTCAGTCACGCAATATGTTCATGGCTACGTTTGCGATTTTTGGTATCTTCATGCTCGTAGCAGCTTTGCTTGACCACTCTCTCGGTGCAGCTGCTGGTTCAGGTGTTACCTTCGCCTCAATGGCATTGCTCGGTCACGTAGACGATGTGTCTGATAGAGATACACACGGTAGTGCTATCTCTTACATCGTTTATCTTATTGCGCTCGATCAAATCGACCGCACTAAGGAGTTCCCACAACCTAACGCTAACCGTGAGGTTGCACCTATTCCTTTGAAACCAAATGAGATACCACACTACTTCGAGGCACACGACATTCCAACCTTCACTGGTACCACGGAGAAGGGCGACATCACTACCACAGGTGAAAATCAGCTTGTAATGGTAATGGGCGGAGCTCGTGCAAACCTTTATAACTTCATTGAGGAGTACAGCGGAGGTAAGTTTATCGCTCTTTACAAGCATATTAAGAAGAAAGAGTGGTACATCGTTGGTGAACTCGAGCGTCCAATCATCCTCTCTAACACTGAGGTGAAGGACGATAAGGATGGTCGTTACACCACCCTTACTTTCAAGCGTAGTTCCGTAGACCTTCCACTGATTTACACTGGCAATCCAGCTGTTACTGCTGCTACTGCTCTCGCAGCAGGTGCAACAGATGTCGCTATCACAGCAGGTAGCAATACTTACACTGTTCCAAATGGAACATCGTCAGCTGCTGCCATTGCTTCTGTCAGTGGTCTTAGCAAGAGCGATAAGGGTAGATTCATCACGCTCGTTGGTGCTGGTACCGATAAGGCAGCCACCATCGCTGACGGTTCTACCTTCGTACTGGAAGAGGGTGCAACCTGGACAGCAAAGACAGGTGCATCAATCACTTTCCGTGTTCTTGACACCACAACACTTGTCGAGGTCTCAAGAACTGAAGCCTAACTTCGAACCTCTCCCCCGACCCCTCCCCGAAAGGGAGGGGAGTTGCAAACCACGTGGGGGAAAGGCTCTTATTTTTTTAACTTATTTAATTGAGAAATATGTACAGCACAAAAGAGAAATTAACGCACTTCCATAAGTTGGTAAGCCCAACTGTTGTGGAAGCCGACCTTGCCCTGCTGCACGAGAAAGCACCACATCTTACTGATTTCACACGCTTCGACCTCTCGCCAGAGAAAAATCACGAGGAGATACTCATCCTCCTTCTCGATCATTGTGAACATGACGAAATCGTACGTAATCGACGTGAGTATGCTAATCAAGCAGCCGACGAGGATAATGATAACAGCAACGCCAACAACTCTTCTGAAGATGGCAACGAGAATCCTGAGATACCTAACGCTAATGGAGATGAAAGCCCAGACGCTGACGGTGGCGAAGGCGACGAGAACCCATCGGAAGGAGAGGGTGGCGATGAGTCATCTGAAGAAGGTTCTGAAGATAACGAGTCTACAGAGCAATCATCAGAGGAAAATCCTCTCCCATCAGAGGATAAGGACACAGATTCTTCTAAGAAGGAGAAAGCGAAAGCTCCTTCAAAAAAAAAGAAGAAGAATACCCAAAAATAGAATGGGACAACCTGCTTGATGCCGACGTACAGATGGCAACCGTCATCTACAACGACCGCATCAACACATGGCGCAAGATGAAGCAGCTCGACGAACTGCTGGAGACAAAGCCTACCGCGCAGGCCGTGGCCGACATGGCCGAGCTGCGCATTCGCAACCTCCAGGCATTTGCCGAGCTGCAATCTTTCAACGATACTGGTAAGTTCCTCTGCAAGCACCCGATACTCTTCGGACGCTCAGAGATAGCCCAGCTCATTAAGTTGCTCCGCACTGATCCAGCTGAGTTCCTCCGCCAGCACAAGAACGTTCTCGACAACATCAAGCGTTATAAGTCGTTCGTTAAGCGCAAGGATCGTAAAGAGAAAAGAGAGGCTGACAAGCGGAACCTCGAAAAGTACCAAGAGAAAGAGCGACTGTTCAGAATGGTTCTTGAACAACAAAATAAATAATTACAATGGAAAATAGTATAAAAGTTTTTAATTTGGGTGGTTTACCTACTGCCCCGCTGGACTCTTTTATCGAACTTCAGGAAGACTTTAAAAAGCCTGATGCAGACAAATTATCGAAGCTTCAGATGCTCATCATCACTCGTGGCTTCAAGTATTCATTCAAAGTATGGAAAGATTCTGAAGGTAAGCTTTGGATTATAGATGCACACCAAAGAAGGAAAGCCCTTATTGGACTTCGCTCCTATGGTTTTAAAATTCCAGAGATTCCCTACGAGGAAATTCAAGCATCTAATAAAAAAGAAGCTGTCGAAGAGATTGCAGCCTATAATTCTGAGTTTGCTCAGAAGAACCCAGACACTCTCCTATTCACTAAGTATAATATTAGTGGTGATGATCTTGCTAAGTTCAATCTTGGCTACGAGGTAAAACAAAACGACTTCTCTGTCGGTACAGATAAACTCTTTGCTTCTGAGAGTGACACAACTGATATTCACGAAGATGTTGTTGACACAACTCCGCAAGAGGATGATGAAGTCTTTGCTCGTCCTGGAGATATTTTCAGACTTGGAAATAACAGATTAATGTGCGGAGATTGTCGGTCTAAGAGCGATATCGTAGCATTAATGAATGGACGAGTCGCAGATATGATTCTCACAGATCCTCCTTATAATGTCAATTACGAAGGTGGAGGAGATAGTAAGCTTACTATACAGAATGACTCGATGGAGAATGACTTGTTCCTTCGCTTCTTGCAGTCTGTATTTAATGTTATGTTTTCCATTGTCAAGGCTGGCGGTTCTTTTTACGTTTTCCACGCAGACTCGGAAGGTGAGAATTTCCGTAGAGCTATCCGAGAAGCAGGCTTCAAGATAGCACAGTGCTGCATCTGGGTTAAGGATTCTCTTGTAATGGGTCGACAAGATTATCAGTGGCAACACGAGCCCTGCTTGTATGGTTGGAAACCAGGTGCTGCTCACTTTTGGAACTCCGACAGGAAGCAGACTACCATTTGGAATTTTGATAAACCAAAAGCTAACAGAATCCATCCGACTATGAAGCCTATTGCGCTGATGGCATACCCCATTACTAATAGCACGAAGAATGGTGATATTGTTGTCGATGTTTTCTCTGGATCAGGTTCAACAATTATGGCGTGTCAGCAAACCGACCGTATCGGGTATGGAATGGAAATCGATCCTAAATATGTATCGGCAACTGTACGAAGATTCATGTCAATGTTCCCCCAGCAGCCTATACTGTTAGAGAGAGAGGGCGTAGTCTTCTCCGAAGATGACACTAAAAAAATAATTCTATGTCAGAATTAGTGGAAAAAGAAATTCTTTCAGATGAGTATGTAAATCAAATCAGAACGTTCGGCGCGTTAAATTACACGCCCGAACGTATTTGTCAATTACTTGGCTTAAAAAAAGCCAAGCGAGAAGCATTGCTATATCGCATAACTCTTCCTGGTGATATTTATTTCGAAGCTTACCAGCAAGGCCTCGCACTTGGAGAATATAACATAGACGCTGAACTTGCTAAAAAAGCAGAGAAAGGAGATAAAGACTCTATTACTTTGCTTGAGGAGCGTAAGAATGAGCGTGCAGAGAAAGATCTACGTATGAAACTCTTTGGAATATGAAAAGTGAAATTGAGAAGTTAGACTCCATCCACCCTGACCTAATATCTGCATTCTTAACGAATGGAGATTGTGATAGCATTCCTCAAGATGTTAAGCTATTCTTGCAACAGCTACAATGGTCTGCTGAGATATTCGAACACGAGCGTAATATTACGAGAGCAGCCAAGATACTGAAGCTTCGTATTAACGCTGAGCAGCGAATAAAGATAGAAGAGCGCACTTGTATGGCGAGAATCTATCAGGCAATTAACTATTTCCAAGTTGATTGCAATGTCCCTATAAAGGTTTGGGAAAGCAATTTTGCAAACAAATATGAAGATCTTGCTCAGGTCTGCGCCCTTAATCGTGACTATAAAGGTATGAAGTCGTGTTATGATGCTGCTCTTGAGTGTCGTCGCAGATCTTCCGAAATTGCAGAAGCAGATAGAGACTTAGGAGTTCTCTTCTTGATTTCACCAGAGCTAACCCCTGAGGAACTTGGCTTCTCAAAGAAGAGTCTCAAAGACATTGCTGCGAAACACAATCAAGGCTTTTATGTCACGCTTATTGACTCGCTGCCTATCGAGCAGAAAGAGAAGAAGCGACTGCTGCGTGATGCTGACATTCAAGATGCTGAAATAGTAGAGGAGATTCAAAATGACTGATGAACACCTAACAACCAACACTCAACAACCAACAGCTAACTTCGAACACTACTATATGAACCGTGTTCAGCTGTTAGCAAACATCATTGACCCGAATATGCTCTATGCCGAGTGGGCTCGTGCGACAGGTAAAACAGAAGGCGTTATCGTTCCACGTCTTATCCGTGTAACAAATGATATGCCTGGTGAACTTTCGTTCCTTGTGCATAAGACTTATGTTGCACTGATGACAAACGTCTGGCCTAACATTCAGGCTTCGTTCTCTCGTCCTGTCATCGTGAATGGAAAGCAGCGAGCAATGTTGGAGTATGGTATCGACTATGTGGTGGGCGAAGCAAAGCTACCTTCACACTTCCGTCGACCACGCTACCCTATTGCCTACGCTAAGCACTCGGTCATCTTCCGCAATGGTGCGCACCTTCAGTTGGTGTCTTCTGATCAGCCTGAGAGTGTCGCTGGACGTAATGCCGTCCACGCTTTCGTCGAGGAGATGAAGCACAACAGCGGTGAGAAATTAAAGTCACGCCTCTTTCCCTCCCTTCGTGGTGGTTCAGCTGACATCCGTCGCTCTGCCTACTATGAAGGTGTGACAGGTGTGAGCGATACGGCACGTGTCGACCTTGGTGAAGACGATTGGTTCGAAGAATACGAAAACAAGATGGACCGACAGCTCATCGAGGAGATAGCCAGTGTGTCGCTCGCTATCAATCAGTCGCTCTATAAGCAGTTTATGCTCCAGCAGGAGTTGCGCAATACGAAGAACCCAGTCACAATGGAGAAAATTAGACTTGAGAATGAACGCCTTAATGCCTTTGTTGCCCGATGGAAACCACGATTAGCGGATATGAGAAGGAACGCAATCTACTATATCCGTGCTTCATCATTCTGCAATAAGGACATCTTGGGTCCTAAGTTCTTCAAGACCCAGCTTGATACGCTTGACATGGATGAGTTCTTGACGGCTATCTGTGCTATTCGACATAAGGAGGTGACTAACAAGTTCTTTACCACCTACGACCACGAGCGACACCAGTTCAAGGATAGTTACATTTACGACCAGATACTGAAGTTAAACCTCAAGGACCACTTTACACTGACTGCTCGTTATCTTCGTCACTACGATAAGCGTGAACCTCTCTACATTGGGTATGACCCTGGTAACTTTCAGTCGCTCATCGTTGGACAGAAGAAAGAGTATGGTAGTCGCTTCGACATCATCAAGGAGTTTTGGGCTTACATACCCGACGACCAACAGAACCTTGCACAGCAGGTGTATTCATTCTTTGGAACCGATGCTGTGAATAAGGTTATTCATTTATACCCCGACCGTGCTGGTAACAAGACACGTGAGGAATTAGAGCAGATAACTACTGATTCACTGACGATGAAGGCAGCCTTAGAGAGTTACGGTTTTTCAGTTCTTCTTTACAACGACGGCGCGCCAACCATTTACCACTGGCAGCAGTTCCGCCTTTGCCAGTTGCTCTTTGGTGAGAAACTTCCTTTGCTTCCAAAGGTGCGAATAGATGAGAACGAATGCCCTTACCTTTGCAGTGCAATTCTTATCAGTCCGTTGAAGAAAACAAACGGTAGGATAGAACTCGATAAAGCATCAGAGAAGAAGGAGGAACTCAAGCGAAGACCAGGACTAACAACGCAGCTTCCAAGTGCAATGATTTACCTTTTATATGGTCTTTATTCCGACCTAATCAAGAAAGAATTAAGCAGTTATCCTGATGATTTGCCCGAAAATCTCACTATTTAACGGCTAATATTGTAGCGAACGTTGTTTAAAAAGTGTCTGAAAATCGACAATAACGGGGGCTATTTACATAGGTCAAAAACGTACTTTGTTGTGTTTCAGCTGTTTGCGTTTTGAAAACGAAAAACAAAATTAAACGAACGACGGAAATCACCACGCACCGCTGATTTGAGGAAAAGAGGTGCAACGTTCCAAAAATTGGGAAATATGACAGGGAGTGATAAAAATCGTCCTTTGTTCCCACAGCGATTTTCAGTAATTTCGCACGTAATGGATAAGACGATTGAATTGAACGGCATTGATGCAATGCAATGGGCAAGAGAGATAAGCAGAGTACCACAAGGTGACTTCACTATCTGTTTCTTTCCCTACTCTCGCTCACAGGGTATGGCAGGCGAGCAAATGGTTGTCAAGGAACATTGCAAGTACCGCACTCAACTACCAGAGGAGCGTTTCAAAGTCGACTCGGAGAACTACTTTCTCTTCGAGGATCAAGAGGGAAATCCTAAGATGTGTTATCGCATCCTCATTAGGTATATGGGCTTCCCACAAGACGGATATAAATTACATAAGATAAATTGGTTATGACAGATAGTATTGAACTGCACGGCAACGCTGGACTCTACGTCATGGACGGCAACACCTTCTCCTTTCAGATTGGAGAAGGAAGAGAACTGTCGACGAGCCCAGGGCTACTCGTACCACAGGGTCAGCAGACTTGCCTACATGAACACCAGTGGATGAGTGTGAATGGATACCAGGTGTGTATGCGTGGTATGAACAACGCACTGTGTGAAGAGGTAACGATGGAGATAAAGCAGAACCGCCTGCTACCTCGCTTGTATAGCAAGGAGATTAAGATGCTCTATGGTAACGGACCATGCGCCTATATGCAGACAGTAGAAGGTGGTAAGCTGCGACGTGAGTACACCGCACTACCTGCGTGGGATGAATGGCTGAACTCTTGGCAGGAGCGTGGTATGGAAACCTCCGCACAGGAGTTCGCTAAGACCTGTATCAAGAACTATTACTGGTTCGGTGATTACTTCGTTAAGTGGAGGTTCTCGCGTGGTAAGCGTATTGGTATGCCACCCGTGGCTGGATTGGAACCCTTGGAGAATAAGCACTGCCGTCTTGCTACTACTCGTAGGGATGTTGCCTATGATCAGATTAATTATAGCGACTTCAATAACGTAGCTGTAGGACGGTGGACATACGGATTAGGCAATTACAAGATATACCCTAAGTTCGCATTGTCAGAAGTTGACAACTATCTCTTCGCTGCCGTGTCACACCACCGTGAGAAATCAGTCGATGAGTTCTACGGTGTGAACGAAACCCACCAGGGCGCACGTCCATATATTCAAGGTAGCAACAAGACCGCCTCCTACATTAATTCCTTCTTGCGTAATTCCCTTGCAGCGAAGATACACATCATCATCCCGAATGCGTGGGTATCCAGTAAACGCAATCAGCTAATGAAGCTATGCGAGGAGAATAAGATTCGCAATTCTAAGAAGCAGGAGTTAGTTAAGTATAACGGTATCAACATCGGAACTGAATACCGTGAATCGCTACTTGTAGAGTATATGCGATTGGAACTTCGTAAGATAGGCGACTATCTGAGTGGTGCTGACAACCAAGGAAAGGCTTACTCTTCTATATCGTTCATGGACAGTTCTGGTAACGAGCAGCAGTGGAGAATAGAAACTATCGACCTTAAGTATAAAGAATATATCGAATCTTTGATTTCGTACGATAAACGAGCTGAAGAAGCCTTACTATCAAGTGTTGGTTTGGATGCTTCTATCACAGCAGTTAGCAAGGACGGTGTTATCAGTAAGTCGGGTTCTGACGCTTACTATAACTACCTTATATATATAATGTCGCTCACTCCAGAGGATGAGATATGCGCAGAACCGTTTAATCTCGCTCTTCGCTTGAACTTCCCAGACCTCTATAAGCAGGGTTATCGTATAGGCTTCTATCGTGAGGTTCCTCAGCGACAGGAAGACGTCGCACCGAAAGACAGACTAAATCAGCAGCAGTCATGAAGAATGTATTAGTAGATATTTTCAAGGATTTTGGTTCGTTCAGTAAGTACGCACCTGGTGTGGAGACGAATATGGACCTGAACGACTTGCTTTCGTCAGGTATTACCGCTCGCAAGCGTGTTGAAACCATCATCACGGCAGAGGTGTTCGATGCAATCATCAGCAGTTCCGACGAAACACTCACAGAACCCCTGCGCTCTGCTGTGGCTAACATGACAATGGCTTCACAGCTGATTTTCGATAGCATTAACCGTAGGAAGAACCATGTAGACGTGTATAAGTACGAGGTGGAAGGGATGAAGCGTGCGTATATGGACAATTACTACAATGCGATGGATTCTGTCATCCAACGCTTGATGTCTACCGAGGTTACGAGCGAAAACGCCACATCACCTGCTACTTTGTGGCGAAAATCACGATATTACAAGATTATAGATAGTTGTAAGATAAAGACCACCGAAGCGTTCGACTCCATCTATCCAATAGATCTCTCCTACTTCTTCTTCTTCCGTATTCTCCCATTACAGAAGGAAACGCTCGACGAACGTCTGTCAGCTTACTACGATAGACTCACGGGAGAGAACCGTGAGCGAGTAGAACCGATATTGACGCTTGCCCTGCTCAAGAAGACCGTTGCAAAGTCGCTCCGTCGCTTCGATATATTGGAGTTTCCTCCAACTATCCGTAATCTCTTCGACGATAGTCATGCCTCACGGACGGGCAAGGACGAACACGACGCTGCGCTCGCTCTTGCTGATCGGCTCGACCTCGAAGCAGAGGAACTCATCTCAAATGCAGATACGCTGCTCTCCACTGATGCTTCAGTAGACTTCTGCTCTAATTCTGCGTACAATAATCCTAATGATAATATTATAATGTTGCCATGATGAAGGATGTTGAGCTAATATATAAAGGTGAGACTCATAGTATTCCTAATCGTTGGGATGCGATGAACTATCGTCAGTATATCCGCCTTGTGGGCGACTTCCTTCGTATGGCAGCAGGGGAACTGTCCGCTGGAGAGGTTCGAATTAACTGGTTGTGCGATATCATGGGATGGGATAAGCGCAAGTTCCATTCGGAGGAACAGATTGCGAACCTCGTAGCTATCTCCGAGCAGCTTACGTTCATGTTCCAGATAAACTACCCTGATAACAATAGCGTATTGGATGGTGTTGATGAGGATACTTACGAGTTGTGTCGTCGTGTAGATCCTTATCGCTTGAATATTCCTCTTGCGCGTGTGCTGCGCCGTCTCGACTATCAGTACGTAATCGACCTCTGCTTCTGTGCGCAACTCATCCCTTCTGTTCGGATTGGTGAGCGTACTTATCATGGATATAGAATTGAGACAGGATACGGAATGCTCACCTGCTCGCTTACTGCCCTTCAGTACATCGAAGCACAGGAACTCATCGAACGAGGAGAGGAATCACTGCCCCTGCTTGCTGCTATTCTCTATTATCCAGAGAAAGAGTATCATTCTGAACGTGCACACGAATTAGCTAAGGTGTTCGCTCGATTACCTATCGAAACTCTCACAGCTATCTCGTTTAATTTCCAAGCATTCAACAACTATCTATTCAGCAAGACCTCATTCTCTCTGCTGTCTAAGTTCACTCATAAGCCCAAGCAGCCTATCACTACTGACGCTTCTGATGCACTTTACGACCTCTCCAAGGAGGGACTTGGCAACGCAAAACAGATAGAGCAGATGAACGTACTCACCTATCTGAAGGTGCTGCGCAAGAAGACTATCGATGCAGTTAAGGACATGAAGGGCTTTGGATGGGATAAGGCAAAAATCAGCGAGGAGGTGGGGCTTCCCATTTCAGTCATTAATAAGATTATATAACACATATGATTCATGCTTCTGACACATATGTGTCAGCGTCGTGACACATACGAGTCAACAGCGTGATACATATGAGTCAGATCAACGGCTTTCGATAGCCTCTTTTAAAACTCTATTTTTCAAGATGATAAAGGACCAATTTCTCTACTTTGCGCAATACCCTTCCAAGGAGGGTATCCGTGCTATACTAACGAATGGATCGAGTGATTTCCCTGGTTATAACGACCTTTCAGACTCGCTTGATCATCTTCCCGATGTGTCGCGCATCCCCGAGATCCGCAACTATATCTATGGGCAGTCATTCGATGAACTAAAGCAGCGCATCGATAAGCTGGTAGGCTCCTTCCTGTTCGTTGATTATGGCGAACTAAACATGTCAGCAGATGGGCGCAACTCCTATCAGGTTACGCAACGTATCGCTATCACTGTGGCGAACAAGATGACGAACCGTGCTGATGCTGCTGAATACATGCTTGCATCTGATAACACACTTCGCCTACTCTCCGAGATTCATGCCTGGATGATAGCTGATGCTGAAGAAGGCAATATCGAATGGGTATCTCGTGGCGAGCTCGATAAAGCGGAGTTCGTTCCTTTCGTCGCTACAGAACTGTCCTCCGTCGGATGGACGCTGATGCTCTCTTGCGTTGCTCCAGACACGCTCTCCACTCACCGCCTAAGTCGGTCCTTTGTTAACAAAATGCAATAAGCTAATTTTGTATCACATTTAAAATAGGACAAACAATGAAAAATCTACCAATGATATCAATCGTCTCTCTACCACTCTCCGTTGTGGTCAACGTCTCTCAGTTCCTTTACCAAGACTGGGAATTCGCAGTATGGATTAGCGTCGCAGTCATCATCGACACCATTCTTAGTGTGTGGAAACATTTGCTCCACAAAGATGCCTCCAGTGAGGCGTTCTGGAGTAAGTTCAGTAAGAAGATCATCATCTACATCCTGCTGCTGATCCTCTCGAACATTCTTGCCAATTTCAAAGTAAATGGCAGCGTAGTTGGTGCAACTCATTGGATAGGAACCTACATCTGTGTATTCATGATGGTCCGAGAATGCTTCTCCTGCGTTGAGAACATTCAAGCCATCTATCCTATATTTCCAACCTCATTCGTCCGCCGTCTGAAGGACTTCAACGATAAAGGCGAATATATAAAGAACGACTAATCATGGCAACAGAAGCACAGTGTGCCTTTGCACGCAATATCTATGCAGCAGCTAAGAGGGCTACTGATATCGCCCCCGAATTCGTCACAGCACAAGCTATCCTCGAGAGTGGATGGGGCAAATCACGTATAGGCAAGTTCAACCTCTTCGGAATAACCCGAGGTAGTAACTGGAAAGGGCATACGGTTCTCACGCTCACTCACGAATACTTTAATACTCCTACTCGCACGTTCCCTGCTCCAGAGAAAATCGTTTCTGTCGTGAAGAGCAAGACTGGAGATAGATGGTACTACACAGTCTATCGACTTTTTAAAGACTTCGACTCCCTTGAAGAGTGTCTTCGTGAGCATACACGCATTTTGCAGAAACCTTGCTATTCTGACGCCTGGCCCTATCGTAAAAATGCAGAAGAATTCGTTCGTCGCATCTGTGACAACAAGGGGTGCAAGTATGCGACATCTCCTGCCTACCAGCAGCAGATGTTACAAATGATAAAGATAGTACGTACTATTTGTCAGTAGCCTATGTTCACTCAGATCAGGTTTAAACTACAGATCCTTACATTCGCTCTTATGCTGGTGTCTGCTGGTCTCGCCCTGTTCGCATTTATCGCATACCGCAACATGAAGGCTGATCGAGACCGTTTGAAGGAGAACCAGAATATTCTCCTTCACAAAGGAACTGTAGAAATCAAGCAGACGAATACAGGGCTTAGTCAGGCTTCAGTTCCAGCGCTGACGCTCCGCTCGTCAGAGTTCCGTCAGAGTGGAGATACACTACTGCAAGTGGCTAAGTCAGCAGGGATAAAGACTTCTCGTATTACTGAAGCAGCGACAGCAGCAGCAACAACTTCTGTGGAGTTTAAGACGCGAGTGTTTCGGACAATAGTTCACGATACCGTCCGAGATACAGTAACAAGATCTCTGACTACTATCTTGCCATTACGGCAGCTTCAGCTCTCATGGAATGATCCGTGGGTCTCTTTATCAGGAACTATAACAGACTCAATATTTCACGGCTCGATAACCTCGGTCGACACGCTCGATATCATTGTTCACCGAGTTCCTAAGCGATTCCTCTTCTTCCGCTTCGGATGTAAGCAGGTACGTATGGACGTTGTCAGTCGTAACCCACATACACAACTTACCTATGCACGGTTTCTTCAACTTATTAAGTGAATGTTTTCATAATGTTTTTTAGTTAATTAGGTTTCTTAGATTGTTTACGATGACGGGGCTGGCGCAGTGATGCGCTGGCCTCTTTTTATATCATAATTTAGCAGTAGCTAATTACTACTAAACCGCTGATTATAAAGGCTGTAGTACTTGCACGTTCCTCATTATAGTGTTACCTTAGCAGTACAATTAGAAACAAGGAATATTAAAAAAACAAAGATTATGAACGAGCAAATTCAAAGCATTCTAAACGAAAACGGAACAAAGACTTCTAAGATTCAGAAGCTCCTCACCCTCGGACTTACACGCAGACAGGTTGCAGACCTTGTAGCTAACGGAAACTACGGATGATTCAGGGAATGACACAGGGTGCAGCACAGGCAGCAGCGACAGTTCTTCCACAACTCGACTACACTTTCAACCGCAACTTCGGCATCGAGATTGAAGCTTACAACTGCACACGTGAACGCCTTGCAAGAGAACTTAACGCAGCAGGCATCAGAGTACAGGTTGAAGGCTACAACCATACGGATCACGCTGACCATTGGAAGCTGGTGACCGACAGCAGCCTTTCAGGCAACGATACCTTCGAACTTGTTAGTCCAATCCTCCACGGAGAGCAAGGAATTGAGGAACTTGAAAAAGTCTGCTGGGTCCTCGACCTCTGCAACGCTAAGGTTAACGACTCCTGCGGACTTCACGTCCACATGGACGCTGCAGAATTCGACCTTCAGACTTGGAAGAACCTTGTAATTACTTACAAGCGTCTTGAGAAGGTAATCGACCAATTTATGCCACAAAGCAGGCGCGACAACCGCTACTGTCAGAATCTTACCTCCATTTCAGAAGCAACTATCAACCGAGCTTCTAATATTGGCGAACTCAGAGCAGCTTTTGATTACAACCGCTATCACAAGATTAACCTCGAAGCTTACGTACGCCACCGCACGGTTGAGTTCCGCCAACACGGAGGTTCAACGAACTTCACAAAGATGTCTGCTTGGATTCATTTTCTCGCAAAAATGATTACCTTTGCAAAGCAAGGCAAGGTGCAAAACAACACCACCCTTCAGAACGTTCCTTTCCTTACCGAAAGCGAAAAGTTATACTTCAGATTGAGAACTAAAAAATTAGCAGCATGTTAACAACCTACAGGCTGAAGGATGGCGACAAAATCGTCGCCACCTCTCCAGCTGATTTCCTCCACCAACTTCGCACAGGCAGTCGCTTCGATAGCGAAGGCACAGATGCAGAATATATGGTGCGCTTTGCTCACCGCTTACAGGAACTCGAGGGCTACCTTGTTTCCACTAACAGCCCTGATGCTTTCCTTGCCGACCTAATTAGCAACGGTTTCGTGACCGTTGAAAAATAAAACACGAGGCTCGTTTCTTTGTAGCCGTAGCAGTTTCCGATCTGTTACGGCTCTTTTATGTCAAGTAAGGTGTATCCATTTCTGAAATGCTCGAAGTGGTTATCAATAGTTATCAAGCTCGTTAAGTTCTTTGAAGAGTTTTTTAACTCTGTTGCCATGGTGATAAAAATCATCATGGCTTTTTAAATGTTAAATATTTAATATTTCTACGATTTTTTATAGTAAACATTTGCGTACTACAAATATTTGTAGTACCTTTGTATTGTCAAAAGAAAACAATGAGTATATGAAACAGAAAAAAGAAATGATGGAGGTAACACCCGAAGAACGGGAACTCCTCGAAAGAATGAGAAATTACAACCGCTCTTTCCCAAATGGTTATCCAGAGCTCTTGTGGGATTTACAACAACTCTTCGACACAATGGTTCGAACACCATACAATTAAAAAACAAACCTCTCCCCCTCACCAAAGGGGGGGAGAAAAATAAAAACATAAACATCGTACAGACATGGAAACAGTAATGACAAAACCAGTAGTGGTTACAGATATGAAAAGAAAAGTACAAGACATCCTTATGGCAGTTTCATGGCGTGATTTCGCTGGAACATACTTTCAAAAGTCATCTTCTTGGTTTTACCACAAGATGGATGGTATTGACGGCAATGGAGGTGCAGGGGGATTCAACCAGCAGGAAGCAGAGCAGATGCGCAATGCGCTTATGGATCTATCTTCTCGAATCCGTCGAGTAGCTGAGAATATTTAGGCGAGGTTCTCATTGACCTTTAGACAAAAGTCTCCCGTCGCCTACGGGTGCATTATAGCCTCTCGTAATACGAGAGGCTTTTCCTTTTACTTTTTGTTGCTTTTTTATTCATATTTTGTACCTTTGCGACTAATATTAACTAAAACCATATAATGGATATGAAGAAATTCCTTTTTACTTCTGTGCTACTTCTCAGCACAATTGTGTGTTTTGCACAAAAACCATTGACTTTTACTAAAATAATTCAGAAAGATGGACTTACAGCACAACAGTTGTATGATGCTACAAAAAACTGGTTTGCCAGGACCTATGTAGACTCCAAAGCTGTGTTGAAAGATGACAATCCTGGTAAAGAAATTACGGGCAAAGGAAAATTAGTATTTTCGACAAACATGCTTTATGCAGCCATTGAAGGTTATATCGGATACCTTATAGACGTACAATTTAAAGATGGACGCCTGAAGTTCACAATGAGCGACTTCCGACATGATCCCTCTCGAAGGGCTATGTTTGACAACAATTTGGGTGTTCTCGTAGACTCTCTTCCGAAGGATCTAAAAGAAATAGGCATAGATGGAGCAAATCGAAAGGCTGGATACAAGTACTTCTTTAAGAATGGTAAACCTCTTTGCGAAAATGTCTTCACAGAACTTTCATCCAGCCTTGAGAAATTTATCGATCAGCGTGAAGTTGAAACTAAAGACGAATGGTAGTTTTTTTGCGTCACGCAAAAATAATTGCGTTATTATTTGGCGGTTACAAAATTACTCCTTACCTTTGTAACCGCTAAATGTCGAGAATAATTCTCAAACAAGGGTAAGAGTAATGTCAAGCCCCGAAACTTATTACTTCGCTGGGCTTATTTTTATGCCCATATTGCAGACTACTGCAACGAAGATATGGCGGATGCCTTCCATGTGATTTGCCCTTGTGGAGAATCTCGATGTTTAGCGACAGGAAGAGCATCCGCTTTTTCGTATCCGTACCCAGCGGTTCTGGGAAATGCTAAACATCGAGTATTATGCAACAAGTAATCGAATTCGAAAGCTCTGCAAAAGAACAGCAGTCTATCGGCGTACGTGCGACGATACAGCACAAAATCAAGTCTCTTAACCATTGGCTCGACAGTAAGAGCAATTTTTACAGTCGTATCTGCGAGTTCTCTGTTACCCGTCGTTTGGTAATTCGAGTTAACCTCGTATCTTTGTGCTTGGGATTAGCAGCTGTAGCCATTGAGCAGCAGCCTATCACTTCAGTTGTCTCAACTATCTGTGCAGGCTACTTAGTATATCGTATGAACAAATCAGAAAAGAAAGGAGGCAAGGCATGATATTCTTTGACTATTATTTCAAGTCTTCTTCTACCCCGAAGTACCTTGAGCCTGTTGCTGTGTGTATGGAGCGTCGTTACCAAGCTCTTATGGCTGACGAACCTACACTGAAGAGATTTATTGATGAATTAAAATCAGAACTGAATTCTATTCCAAGGGCAAAGGGTAGATATTTACTCAAAGCTGATAAAGACCATATCTATATCAATACAACACATGAATTCACAGAAGCTGTCTTGCGCTTGCAATGCAAAGAGGTGCTTTCTATGGAAGGTTTCAGCGAGGATCTCTGTAAGAGACTAACTGAAGAGATAAAGAAAGGAGGTGAAAAATGATTTTTACTCATAGTTATTTTCAAATATCATGCCGTCCTAAGTATCTCGACCCTGTATGCAAACTCATGCAGAAGGCTGATCGGACTATTTTCCTTAAAAACAAAGATCTGGAAATGCTCATCACTATTCTCCAGCGTACTCTGGAGCAATGTCGCAGAAATGGTTCTACTGCTTATCTATCGTCTGCACGCTCCGAAACTTCGGGTATAATACAGTTGTACTCCAAGGAACATGCACAGGACAGCATTGCGCGGATCTATTTCTCCAATGCCCGAGCAGTAATGCAATGTGATGTTGAAGCTGGAGATATCGTTGATGTTAGTGAGAATTTAGTAGAAAAAGGAGGTGTGCAATGAAACGACCCATCGATCAGGCACTCCGCTTCGTCAGTCAGGATACAATTGCTGCCCTTAACGCGATGGTTGCAGACGGCAAACTTCTCATGCACCTCAACATGCTTGAACAATTGGAAACGACCATTCTCTCCGATGATACAGGATGCTTCGCTGACCAGTCTGGGGAACCACGCCCTGGTGTCTTCCAGACACTGCGAACACTCCGCGTTCTCAAGGACGACCTAAGAACTCTCAACGCCCTCTGTCCTGAGAGCTCCTCCGAAATTACAGATTATTAATTTCCAAATTTTCATAACAATGACAAAGAATAATAATGACCCAGAACAGCCTATTACAGATATCAGTATCTATATTGCTGCTTTACAAACTACCTATCGACCAGCTTCAGCACCTGCCGAGGCCACTCACTTTTTCTCTACCTCCGAGGTGGTGGACGCTGTTAAGGAAATAGAACCTTCGGCAAAAGTCAGTCCTACACAAATTTTCGAAGCCCTCCGACAAGCAGGATTCGATTTCTGCAATCGCCCTGGAGCACACGGTTTAGAATTTAAGTGGATGTTTCGTGAAGTATAATATGTTTTTAGTAATGCTTTTTTAGAAGGCAGCACGTCGGGAGACGTGCTGCCTTCGTTTTTTGTCCTTTTCCCTTCCCATTGCTCGTGTTATCTTTGTAGCATGGTAACAGATCAATTCGTTAAGGATGAGTTTATCTCAGATATCCTCCGTCGTGACATTGGAATCATCTTTCAAACACAGGAGGAGGTAGCTAATCGCTACTTCAAGGAGCGTACTGGTACACTTCGTAAGTTCTTATCTCGCCGTGCGTTCTCGATTCAAAATTCAAATGGACTATTCTCAGTCTACATAGGAGTTCTCTCTTATCTCCGTTTCCTCGATATGCAATATCGTCTACCAAGTGCTGGCTTGAATTCTAAACGAGCCAAAAAGCAGCGTGCTAAGTATGCTATCTATAATAGAGTAGTCTGGGGAGTCCTGTACAACGAGACCTTCCCTGATATCCAAGCTGGTTTCACAAATGAAGTACGAGAAGCATGGAGAAAGCAAATGGAAGATGCCCTTTCTAACAACATATTACCTAACGAGATTAAATAGTTATGAGCAAAATTAAAGAAGATCATATTGGATTGGTTGTCGATGCAAAAACGGACAAGGCGCAACAGGAACTGCGTCAACTTGAACGTGCTACACGTGACTTAAGTAAGGAGATGAAGGCTCGACAGAATGCAATGCTTGACCTCGAAGCAGCAGGAAAAAAAGAGTCAGCAGAGTACAGGCGTTTACAAGCTGAAGTTAAGAATCTTAGTACGCAGATAAAGACTAATGAAGCGAAGCAGCGTAGTCTTCGTGCTGCAATGGATATTAACGTTATGACGATGTCGCAGCTTAAGAAGCAGGCTCGTGAACTTCAGACTGCACTTAACAACACTTCTAAGGCTGCGAATCCAAAAGAGTATGAGCAATTAGCTTCACAGCTTCGTAGTGTGACTGGTCGAATGTCAGAACTGCGTCGTGATGCCTCAGGGCTGGGCGAATCAATGGGTAAAGAATCGACAGGCATCATGGGTAAGTTCGAGGGCATGTTCTCCTCTATCTCTGGAGGATGGACAAAGCTCGTAGGAGTTGCAACAGCTGCTGTCGCTTCCATATCGGCAGTCGTTGAAGGAGCTAAGTGGTTCTATAATTACAACATGGAAGTTGAAGAAGCGCAGCGTCTAACCCGTGAGTTCTTTAACATACAAGGCGACGAGCTCGTTCATTCGCAGAGTCAGATATCAGCCCTCGCTAAGCAGTTTGGAAAAGATTACAAGGAGGTTCTTGGAACTGTAGAAACGCTTACTAATCAATATGGAATCTCTATATCCGAAGCAATCAATGTTATTAAAGATGGATTGCAAGCAGGAGCAGATCTTAATGGTACTTTTCTTAGTCAGATCCAACAATACGGACCTGCCTTCAGTGATGCAGGAGCATCTGTTAAGGACCTCGTTGCAAGTATAACTCAGACACGCTCGGGTATCTTCAATGAGGCAGGTATGGGGTTGATACAGACCGCTACGAACCGTATTCGCACGATGTCGACTGCAACACAGGGTGCGCTAAACTCTATCGGTATCTCAAGTAAGCAGCTTGAAGCAGACCTTATATCAGGAAAGACCTCCATCTTAGAGGCTATTAAGATGATATCAGGCAAAATTAAGGAGCTGCCTGAAAACTCCATGCAGGTGGGGCAAGTCATGAAGGCTGTTTTTGGAAAGACCGCCAGCAATGAAGGTCTGAAGCTTGTGAAGACCTTAGCTGACATGTCTACTAATATGGATGAACTGAAGGGCGTGACAGGAGAGTATGGTGAGTTGCAGCGCGAGGAAGTTGAAGCCCAAGCAGAACTTAATGAGAAGATGTCTAAGTTCTTCGGTCTTGGAGAAAATGGCTTTGACGAGCTTACTATGAAAGCTAAGATTTTCGGAGTTAAGGCTTTGTCAAAGATTATCGATTACACGGTTAAAATAATAAACTACTTTATTGACCTCTACAATGAGTCCAAGATATTCCGCGTCGGAATTGAACATGTCAAAAATACCTTCAAGAACACGTGGGAGGTGTTCAAATTTGGAGTCAACCTTGTCATTGATGGATTCAAAGGAATGGGGCGAATGGCAAAAGCATGGGCAAAGGTGATTGAAGGTGCTTTTTCATTCGATGTCGATAAGATTACTACAGGCATAAAGGGACTTTGGGATGCTTATAGGGACACGTGGACAGAGATAGGTCAGGACGCTAAAAAGATGGCTGCGAACGTTCGTAATAACTTCGTCGATGCAATAAATAATACAGTTGGAAAGAAGAAGGTTGCACGTATATCTGTTGACGTTACTCCAGATGTTAAGACCCATTCGGGTAATCAGAATTTAAAAGAAGAAAAGCACCGTACGATAGAGAATGGAGTAAAAGACCCTAAGAAAAAGAAAGAAAAGAAGAAAAAAACCACTGACCCTGACGACGTAGCGAGTAAACTGTTTGCGCACGATCGTGCACAAGACCTCGACGCAGAGAAGCGAAGCTACGATAAGAGTCTGAATGCATTGAAGGAAGCACTTGCTAAGAAGACCCTCACACAGGAGCAGTACAGTGCATACGTGGCTGCACTCAACATTCAGCATCAGAATAAACTACTCGGCATCGAGAAGACTTACTTGCAACGCTCAGAGAATATGGTCTTCAAGGATGCTGCGAAGAAGAAGGCGTTACACGAAGGGCAAGTTAAGGCCGTCGCTGACCAGCAGCAAGCAGCGAACACTGCTTATATTGAGGCAGAAAAAGAGTATTATGAGTCCTTGGATCAGATACAACAGACAGCTCCATCTAAACCCCAGACCCTTCAGCAAGAATGTGATGCGAAGCTGCTCCTCCTGGATGGATATTATAAGGCAGCCTTACAGCGAGCAAAGGATAATGGAGAGCGTGAGAAGGAGGTCACTGATGCATACGAAGCTGCTAAGGCTGCAATCATCGTTGATTATGCGAAGAAAGCTGAAGAACAGAAGGCACAGGCACGACAGGAATACGGACTTGATACTTTCGAAGATCAATATGCCGCACGTCGTAAGAAGATAGAGAGTGACACTCTGCTGAGTGAACAAGAACGTCAACAGGCTCTTACTCTTCTTGATCAGCAGGCAGAAGAGCACCGCCTTCAGATACGTCAGCAGTATGGACTCGTTACCCAGCAGGAGTTATACAACGCTGAATTGGACCAGTTAAAGATGCACCTTCAGAACAAGGAGATATCTGAAGAAGAGTATGAAGAGGCGGTGAAGAATATGAAGATCGCCAAGATGAAGGAGGCATTCGACTATTATTCTAATCTTACCAGTGGAGCAGCACAGGCCTTGCAGCAAGCAGAAATTGCGAACGTCGATGCGAAGTATGATGCTGAGATCGAAGCTGCGAAGAACGCAGGTAAAGATACTACGGAGCTTGAGAAAAAGAAAGCTGACGAAAAGCTGAAGATCCAGAAGAAATATGCGGACGTTAACTTCGCAATTCAAGCAGCGCAAATCATCGCTTCAACTGCTTCTGCAATCGCTAAGACTTTCTCTGAATTGGGTTTCCCTGCTGGTATTCCTGCTGCTGCCTTGATGGGTATCACGGGTGCAGCACAGCTTGCAGCTGCTCTTGCAGAGCGCAATAAGGTGAAGCGAATGACACTAAGCGGAGCAGGTGGTTCTGCCTCTGCTTCAGGTGCACGTGTAGCAACGGGACTTGAGTCAGGAGGTAGTATCGATGTCGAACGCAAGCAGGATGGAAAGATGTTCCGTGCAGACTACGACCCTGACAAACGTGGATTTATCGATAAACCTACCGTCATTGTCGGAGAGGGCGGATACGGACATAGCAAGGAGTGGGTCGCTTCGAATGCAGCTGTAGAGAACCCGACAATAGCTCCATTCATTGACATCATCGACCGTGCACAGCGTGCAGGAACCATTCGCACACTCGACATGAATAAGTTTCTCATTCAGCAGGCGCAAGGCCGTGCTTCTGGTGGATTCGTTACACCAACAGTTAATGACGTGCGTGGTGTAGCGAAAGATTCTTATAAGGATACGCTCATCGAACGATTAACGGACGTTCTCGATCGCCTGTCTGTGGAGGGTATCCCAGCGTCTGTCTCTCTTAATGAGATTGAGCAGAAGCAGCAGCTGCAAGACAAGGCTCGGAGATTTGGAAGCAAATAGAACTAACACCTTATATATATGAAGATAACGAATTTGGAGAAGGGCGAGGATTATAACCTCAAGCCTGATACACAGATACAGATAGAGCGTACGAATCCATTCTTCAATGACTATGGCGAGCAATCTACCCCACTCGAACTACCAGCTTCAGAACGTAATCGTAGACTACTGGGGTTCCCTGATTCTTTTGGACGACGAGTAAAAATGCAACCTACTGACGTTGCTATTCAGGATGGAGAATACTTCTCACAATGTCGACAGGTAGTACTGTCAGCGCAATATGAGGGGAGTATCTCTACCTCTTTCTACATGAACGACGGATCTTTCTATTCCAGGGTCCAGAATGTAAAGCTGAAGGATATTTTTAAGGACGAGTTCATTCCAGGCGTCAATAATGTCGAAGAAGGTATTGATTTTTGCCGTCGATTGCGCACTAATGAGAGTGATGAATATGGGATCTTTCCAGTCTTGCTTACTGACGATTCAGGGGTGAAGTCTGGGCTTAATTACAAAGTCCTGAATGCGTATGGAAGAGAGCAAGTCTTGAAGTGGAGTAAGATATATCCTTGGTGGGACTTTCAATTCCCTGCAGCTCAAGCTTTCAATCCTGATATAGCTGAAGCTGATTGCGATTTCTATAATGCCGTTCAGCGAATAGAGTACGTTGATAATATTCCTATCACGTTGACACCAGGTTACTATATCTCTCCATTCATCAGAGCGAACTACCTGCTAAGGCGCGTTTTTGCTTACTTCGGATACACCCTGCAAGACAACTTCTTCACACGCACCGACCCTTTCCGTAAGATGGTAGTCGTAAATAACGTTATGGATGTGCTTGTTAATGGTCGGATCAAGATAGCAGATCTTGTACCTGATTGCTCTTGTGCAGACTTTATTGCAGCATTCCGCAAGAAGTTCTGCTGCGAATTTACTTCTGACGAAGGTAAGCGCACAGCTGATGTTATCTTCTTACGTGATGCGTTGAATGCAGCTCCAGAAGAAGATCTAACACGTCAAGTAACTCAAGAACCTACCCTGTCTTATAAGTCTGAAAAGGATTATAAGAGAGTTACATTGTCTCCAGCGGAGAAAGTTGATACAGACCTGTCCGACACTTTTGACGATTTCGACGGAATGGTAAAGTCAAATCCAGGGGCTTACTTCAATCAGGAGGATGGCGCATTCTATAAGCTTGGGTGGTCTGGGAACTACGAGGTTCTAACGAAGATTGGAGAAGCTTCTCAGGATTACAACACAGGTGATAAGCTCGAAGCAAAGGAAATTAAAGTGCCAGAGGTTATACCTGAGTTCAGAACACTATCGTATAAGGGCACGGTTGACGAAGCTGACTTTACGTATGATATAGGGCAGTTCCTGTACATTGGATCGTATAAGTCACTCAACTCTAAGATGGTCATTACTGGAAAAGATAAGGAGGAAACTTCTGAATCTGCAAGTAAGCAGAAAACAATGTTTGCCTTCAACTATCTCTCTTCAGGACGTCCAGAGGGTTCGATCTCTGCTTATGATCTTTACGATAGTACACATCCACGTATCTTTGATTACGCCTTATATTATAATGGTATGTATGGAATATTCGAACGCTTCTATCGTGATTACGATTTGTTGCTGCGTAATTCTTTGCACGAAACAAAGGTGAAGCTACTATTGTCTCAGTCTCAGAAGCAGAACTTACCCTCGTATGCTAAGGTCGTTATTCGAGGAGTTCCATTCTTATTCAATAAGCTCAAGTTTACTTTGGGTGGAAAGACTGAACCCGTCGAGTCTGAATTGTATACGGTAACACTCATGGAGCCTATCAACGAAGCACCTACTATTAATGGACAGCTGAAAGCGATGGATGCCCAGTATAAATGGGTGGGGCGCGAAAGAGTTACTGAGGTCGGTTGGGATGAGTACAACAGTTCTGGGCTCGACAAAGGTAGGACATTCGTCACGATATACCCTCCTCTTCCATCTGTAGAGTATGTTGGGAAGCCCTATGGAAAGCAGACTTCATATACAGAACAGAAGACACAACACCGCACAGCTTTCCGCTCTGCGAAGTATAAATACACCAAGACCGAAGTGTGGTTGGAGTGTGTGCCTAAGTAGACAGCACTGTCCTTTTCCTTGTCATAATCTATGTATATCTTTGCCCTAAAGATTAACGCTAATGGATATTCTTCGTAAACCCGATTCGCTCAGCCTGACAGGCTCGATGAATCACTTCATTATCTCAGCTGCGAATGACGTCACATTCGTACTGATGTATGCAGATACTAATCAAATAGTAGTTCAGCATTCCTACAGTCCTAATAAGGCAGGAGTAATTGAAATTGATGTGGAGAAGATCATCACTCCTCTGTTATCCTTTCAGTTGCAAGACACTTCGACGCCCTATCGTCAAGTAAATATTGCTCGCCAGTTTAAAGTGGAGATAAAGGAGGCAAAGACTACAACGACAGAGAGCTGGACCTTTACAGGCATCCGCGCTGGTATTGACAACTTCGCTGATACTGCTTCAGCTTGGTTGAAGGCTAACTTCTTGACTTGGCAGCCTACAGTCAAGCCTGTTACCTATTACACTCCAGAGTTCCTGACGTACTATGCTGTTGATGATGCTATCGTGAAGTGCAAGGCCTACATAGAGGATAATAATCAGTACGTTGAGAATGTACTAACGCTTGCTAACCTTGGTAAGGATACGGTTTGGACCATACCTCTTCAGTATGCTATCATCGCTGGTAAGACGGGGAAGTTGCCTTCTTCTTACGACGTATGGGTGGAAGATACGTCAGGCACTCGATTGACATACATCCAGCGCTATTATGCATCTGACATCCGAAGCGAGCAGGAAGAGTGGATTCTTTTCGAGAACTCGCTGGGTGGTATCGATACTTTCCGTGCTTACGGAGAGTCTGAAAACACCGCACGACACACACACAACATAGTTGAGATAGAGGATGACTCCGAAGAGTATCGTGTGGATACTATCCGTGAATACAAGAAAAACACGGGGCTCCTATCTATGTCGGAGCGCAAATGGTTACTTGACTTCTTTCCGTCGTTGGGGAAATATATCTATTCTCGTAATCATGTACGTCGTATCGTTGTTACGGACAGTGACGTGTCATGGAAGACGTCAGAACTCCCTTCATCTTATACTTTCACGTATCGATATGCGGATGCACGCCCATACCTTAATATCACTCGTTCAGAGGAAGCAGCACCTGACACACTTGAGATCAAAATTCCAGATATAGGCTCTTTTACCATCGCCCCACGCTTAGTTGAGCTGGAACGACTGCCACTGAGTGGTGGGGCGTTATTTCCTGTGCAGAGTCCCTACTCTGACAAATGGAATATCACATCAGCTGATGCGCTGCTTGCATGGTTCTCACAGGAGGTTAAAGCGAACTATAAGAATGACGGAGCCTTCGGGCATCATCATGATAACATGTCGGTCCTCCAGGCTCTCAGTCGAATAGGCAATTACCTTACGCTCGACGCACAGAAGATATCTGCAGGTGTTGCTGACGAGGCAGTGGCTGCGCGTTCGCTCGATCCGAAGAGTGCGGACTGGGATAAGATCGCCCGTACTGACAGAGATTCCATAGTCTTAGCACTAATGACGTTCATGAAGGGAATAGCTTTTGGATCATCTACACAAGGAGATCCAGGAGCAACTATCTATCCTGATGGCAATGGAAACTGGCACATCGACGCCGAGTACATCCATGCTACGAAGAAGTTCACGGCTGATCAGGTTGAGATCATGAATACTTCACACATCAAGGGTAAGGTAGTGAACTCGGCTGGTGGCTTCGTTATTGCGAGAAAGGAGCGTATAACGGGCGGATGGCGTTGCTACTTCTTACAGCAGGATGCTGACGGGAGGAAGATCTACAACTCTATGGAAGTGGATGACTTCGCACTGTGCGAGACGTTCAATCTTATCAACTCTGAAGGGCAAGCGTCTAATCACTATTGGCATCGTCGGGTCATTGCTATAGGTCCAGATTATGTAGATATAGCAGACAATACGAATGCGGATGACTACGCCAGCGGAAGTGACGAACCGATGACTGGCGATGAAGTAGTGCAGCTGGGCAATAAGACGAAAATGGACAGACAGAGTGCTATCATCCAGTCAGCAGCAGGTACAGGCTCTCCATACTTTAAGATCATCCGTGGAATCAACTCGTTCACACTTCCTCGTCCGATATTCCTTTTCGATAAGCAGAACTTCGAGATACGTGTCGAGAACCCTGCTAATCGTGGCGAGTATATCCGTCTGCAGGACTTCTTGGAGTCAATGCAAGGACGTATCGACGCCGTGCAGCAGCAGGCGGATAAGCAGCTGGTGATATGGTTTGGCGATAGTGTCCCGAGCGTGGAGAGTGAGCCAGCGAATGATTGGACGGATGATGCGACACGGGAAATGCACTTGCATGATATCTATTACAACAGGAGTTACGCTCAGACGGGAGGCGGTAGGGCTTACTCGTACGAGAAGAATCCTGACGGATCTTACTCGTGGCACGAGATTACGGATGCCGATGTACTGAAATCGCTCGAGGCTGCACAACGGGCACAGGATACGGCGGACGGCAAGCGAAGAGTATTCGTTAAGGAGCAGCCTACCACGCCTTACGACAAGGGAGACCAGTGGTCGAATGCTACGCACGGCGACAAATATAGGAATGATTTACTCGTGTGCGTGAGGTCACGTGGTAAGGATGAGGAGTTCGATATTGAGGATTGGGCTTCGGCACAGGAATATACAACGAAAACTTTCGAGGCGCAGCTGACGGTGGAAGGTAAGACTATCAGTGCCACGGTGACGGATCTTCGCACGGGGCTCGAGAAGGTTGGAATGCACCTGGACGGGGAGAATAGTTCATTCGATATCGTTGCTGACCGTTTCAAGGTGCGCACAACAACGGGCAGCGTGCCCTTCTTCACGGAGGGGAATAAGCTGAATGTGGAGTTCCTGAATGTGGATGATATCTGGGCGCGACACCTGCATACGTTGCCTTCGCCCAATGGTGTGTCCTTCGATATCCATAGTAACACGTTCATCGTCTATGCGACGAATCAGCGCAAGGGAATGGAGATCACGGTGGATGAGAAGGGGATGCCTCACTTCATCTTCTATAATCCTGAAGGCAGTCCGATGTATGACCTGGGCTATACGGGCATGAAAGAACTGACGGATTCCGTACGTCCTGCATCGTGGATAAAGAAGAAGCTCGTTGACGTAACTGATGCTACGCTCTCCGCTATCTATCCGCACACGAAGGAGGGTACGCTGTATCATGAATTCCATGCGGCATATAATTCTAAGACGGGCACGTACGGAAGTGACGGGGATAAGGATAATAAGGTCTTCGCTGAAGAGAGTCTCAATTCCAAGAACATCCCTGATGGATGGTATACAGACGAGAATCTGACAGGCGTATATGCTGAGTACGACGGAGTGCTTCCTGATGAGCGTCACAACGGGCATATCTATTCTATCGGACTTACTCACTATGTGGGAGGAACTGCAATAGACTTCAAGGTGGTCTACTTCAAGGTGAATAGAGGTCTTCATTCTTATTGCAAAAATGACGGCAGCCCACAGCCTGTACCTGGTGCTCTACTGCGTAATTATCCTCGCCAATGAGCAGTATTAATTTTAACATCTTAAGTGAATGAAGCACATCAAGCTGCATATTACCGAGAGCCGTACGGCTGATGGTCGTTTCGCGCAGGCTTCTGTCCGTGGCATCGAGGATGCTACTGGGCAGGGCTTTGCGCCAGCTCATCCCAAGCTGCTTCAGGACATCATCTGCCACGCACTATCACTTGCACATGGCGTGGAGATAGAAGGCAACAACGCATTTACATATACATTCCCATTCAAACTTTCATAACATGGCGATAGAGAAATTATACTTAGAGCATAAACAGACAGGGGGTCGGCTGACGGCTGACGAATTCAACAAACTGCCCGAGAAGGTGAACGAGCTGGTTGACGCGCAGAATACATCTGAAGAACGCATCAAGCAGGTCGTTGTGAAGAACCGTCCAACGCTCGGTCAGTTGCAGAACGTAAACAGTGAAGCAGATGATCTCACCTCGGAGACTTGTGTGCTCGTCTGGGGTGGAGATCAGTGGGTGCCGATGAAACTCTCGGAACTCGGCATCGGGCAAGGCGGTGGGCAACAGCAATCTATTCTGTATTACCTCCGTGCTAATAACCAGTCGGAGTCTACTACACTATCTGCATCGAAGTCGGCAGGCGAGTGCGCTATTAAGTTCATGTTCGTGTCAAGGACAAAAGACGTCGGTCAGACAGAGTATCAGGATACGGGTGAGTGGGGAACATACGAGATATTCGCTAAGGCTGGAGACGGCACTTTCATTTCGAAGGCTCGTGGACGCTGCCAGTCGAACACCGTAACCACAGTTGACGTATTCCGCTTCTTGGAGAGTGGACAGAACAACATCATGGTGAAGATTACGGGCGAGGTAACAGGTCAAACCTCCCCTGCACTCGTCTATTCTGTTACGCTTTCTGCCCTCTTCCTCTCAATATCAGAGTTCAATTGGTGGAAGGCTTACCAAGGCGACATAGTGCTGCCGTGTTACATTAGCGGCAATATCAGCAAGACGCTGCACGTGAAGATTACGGGTGAAGGGTATGAGCAAGCGTACGAACGCCAGTTTGGTACGGCTACTTACACATCTTCGCCTGTGGCTTACACCGTGCCTTTCACTAACAAGACGGGTATATTCCACCTCTCTGCGTGGCTTTCCAACGAAGACGACACGGTACAAACTACCCCTGTAGGATACGACTTCATGGCGGTTGCTAACAATGATGCAGTGAAGATGGTGGTAGTAAACAACAAGGCAGAGAAGCTGCTGAACTGGTACGAAAACAAGGTGCTGGAATATGCTGTCTATGACGGCAAGGCAGTTACAACGCCACTGTCAATTCTGATGAAGAAGGACAATGAGGTGCTTCAGGAGAATGTGTCAGAGAATACGCTGACGCAAACAAAGATGCAATATACTCTGTCGCTCGAGGTTGAGACTATCGATAACTCCGACTTTACAGCGTTAATTGGATTCAGAACTCACCCTACTGACGAGGTGCGACTCCGTGATGCTATCCCATTCCCCGTAGATAACTCGCAAGGCTATTCCGCTACTGCTGGAGCTGTATTCTACTTCAACGCAAAGAATCGCAATAATACCGATACGGACCATGCCGTGATCAAGAACCTGATAACGGCTGAACGGGTCGGAGCAGAATGGCAAGGCGTATCTTTCTCACGTGACGGTTGGACAACCGACGAAGCTGGTGCACGCACGCTGCGCCTTACGGCTGGCTCTCGTCTCACTATCGATTACAAGCCCTTCAGTACGGAAGCAGCGCAATCGGGAAAGACTATTGAGATTGACTATCAGGTAAACAATACGTCCGACTATGACGCGGAATGCATATCGATTGCCGTACCTTACCAGAAGCAGTATATCGGGCTGAAGGTGCGTGCATCGAGTCTGATGTTCGCCACTCGTAGTGAGCATAACGCCGACGTGCAGGCTATGCAGATGGACGATGGCGTACGCATTCGCCTGGCACTGGTTATATCGCCGAAGAAGTACACTTACGTGCTGAACGGAAATACCTACTACCTTAACCTCGTCTATATCTACATTGACGGCATCGAGGCGCGCAAGTTTGCTTATCTGCTTACGGATAGCATGCAGACGGCAGACGGTGGTCAGATTGTCGTAGGCTCGGCAAAGGCGGACGTTGATCTCTATTCAGTGCGAATTTACGACAGTGCGATGGACGCTGCTAACGTACATCAGGACTATATCAATGCCCTCGCAACGGTTGGCGAGAAGAGTGCTGAAAAGCTGGACAACGACATATACGACACTCTCGGAACTACGGTAGACTTCGATAAGGTGCGTGGAAAAGTGAACGTATTCACATTCGATAAGCCTATGCCAGCGTATGAGTACGGCAAATCGTATCGCCCAAAGGGTACGCTCGAGATATATCCGAAAGACGGAAATACCAACCTTAACCGTCTCACGATTACTAACCTTCAGCTGCAGGGGCAAGGTACTTCGTCAATGCTCTACTACCTGTGGAATTGGAAGGCGAAGGTGGCTAAAGATACGACCATCGTATACGAAGACGGTCAGACGGCACAGAAGAAATTCGAATTATTCAAGAACCTCCCGAGGATATCAAAGCTGACGGCGAAGAAGAACATCGCTTCTTCCATGCAGTATCACAAGTTAGGCGGTGTCAATTCATTCACCGATCTATGGAAGGCATGCGGACTAACCAACGAGGGCATTGAGCAGAGCGCGGAAGCCAGAGTGTCTATCTATCAGGAGACATTCGTAGGTTTCGAGAAGCAGACAGCAGAGGACGGAACGGTTACATACAAGTTCTGCGGACTTTTCACGCTCGGACCCGATAAGGGCGATGCAGCTACCTTCGGATACGATAAGGACTTATTCCCCAACCTACTATCTATTGAAGGCTCGGATAACTCACCCCGTCTGACGCTCTTCCAGGTGCCTTGGGACAAACGCCGTATTCGTTACAACACGGAGGAGGAAGCCTATCAGTATCAGGTTTCAGAGCTATCGTGGGAGAACTGTTGGGACTTGGACTATGCTGATCTCCCAGCGGATGATAAGACTACAGCAGACAATGAGACTCGACAGCGAGCAGAGCAGCTCGTAGAGTCGTATATCACTGCTTATAATATCATCTATTCGTGTAACACATTCATTGAGCCAT